TTGCTCGTTTATTTACCCTTGACATACCTAGCGACATAACTATACTTTTTAAAACCCTGGAAGGTGACATTTTCTCGGAATAATTAACTCCTTTTAGGGGTGACATTTTCACAAACTATTGACATACTTTGAATTATTATTTTCGTTTTAATTCAAGTTGCATGACTAGTTAAGATTTTTAATATATTGTTTTGAAGACACCTCTTATTGTGTTTTTCCTTTTTAACCCATGGCTTTAAATATTTTTGCCATACATAGTGTTGGTTTGCTTTACTTTTCATAACTAACTCCAATCTGTTGCGGTTTAATTCTCACTTATAGCCGAAAAGTGACTATATATATAACACATAAAGCATACCACTATTACTAATACTTATCAAATGCCAGCAGGGATAACATCATCAATCGTCCAATTCCTTTTTGGCTTTTCCATACCAAGAAATTGCTTATGGCAGGTCCAAATGTCGAGGAATAGACCAATGGGCATAAGCCAGAATTCATCTGAACTAATGCCCATCTGCACAGTACCGTAATAGAAAAGCCGGGTAAACAACTCGTTATCGTTTATCCGGCTATCGCGTTTTTTGATATGCCATCCCCGGTGGCGTTTTCCTCGCTTTCCACATTGCGCTTGGTACCTTTAAACATCGCCTCAGTAATTGCATTTTTATATGTTGCAAGATCAAGTGGGGAAGTGAGAAGCTCGACTTCTTCCTCGGTGAGCAATTCCTCAGGCGATTCCTTGTTCCTGAGATTGTGTATTAAGATTGACTGGTTTGCTAGCAGCGTGATTAACCATATGATCTCGTCCAACGCCATCTCGAAGTTCTCGGATTTCATCAGTTTTTCTCCGAGGTTTTCAAGCCCGCCATATCGACCGGCAATTGCTTTTGTTGCACGTGTAGTCAGAACCAGTTCATAATCTTTGCCGCCAATGTTTATAGCTGCAGTTCTCTCATTATCCATCCTTTACCTCCTATGGTTCCGGGGTGTAGACTGGCTCGTAAACTTCAGAGAACCATCCGGTAATAACGGAAGCAGGAACGCCTGCATCGCCTTCGGTTACCTCAGCTTTCCATGGGTGCTTGCCCAGCCCATCTAATTTATTTCTTCGTGTGACTGTTCCTTCAATAGTCGGTGTAGAGAAAGTAATAGAATCAGACTTAGTCTGCAGGTTTGTTGCTGGTAGCCCGAACACCACACGGTACAACCAAAAATATCGATATGTTCCGTTGGCCTTCTGTGCACGAAATCCTATAGCGACCGGAGCGCCAACATTTTCGCTGGCAGAGATAAGAACACCGTTGTCATCAGTTGATGCACCAGTTAGATCTGCCGCAACTGTTGGGCCAATGTCATCCACTCCGAGTGTGAGGGTACCACTGCTGAAGTCTTTAACAATTTCTGCGGCACCGTCGTCCGCATACAGAATCGCCTCTACCAATTCTACAGATAGTTCAGCGGTTATGGCTTTGGCAAGCACCGAAGGCACACCATAGGTTTCCTCACCATTAGAGTCCTCGGTTATTTTTGCATAGTACAGTTTATCCAGACCGATAGTTGCCATATGTTATTCCTCCAATCCATAGTTTTTTGCCACATCTATGGCGTAATGATGATATCCAGTATCATCCTCATGTCCGATGTATCGTCGCTCGGTTATAGTGAAATCATCACTTAGTAAAGCAGTAATGATCTGCTTTTTCCTCTGTTGGTAGTTGCCTTTTGAAAAAAGTGAAATTCGTACTTCCTGCACATCAAATCCGGGAAGATTATCCGCATGAAGTTCAAAAATGTCCGATAGAGGTAATAGGACTACATACTCATCCGGAGCTTTGTCAGAAAAAACACCAGTTTCCACGGGAAGAGGTATAGCGCTTACGATAGTAGTAAGTTCCGATAGAATACTCATATCTTGCCAATCTCCTCCTCTAGCTTATTAATCATTGCATTAGTGCAAGGTCTGCGAGATGCAGTTCTTGCGGGCTTCATGAAAGGTTTAGCGGGTTGTCCGTGTTTGCCATATTCAAGGACACTTGCAATTTTTGCATTGTTTTCACCATCAGGGCGAGGCTCCGCGAATCCGACCTTCACATTAAAGTTTCCATTTCTATCCTGCTTAGCATCAGAAAGACCTAATGATGAAATAAGTTCACCAGTACTTCTTGAAGGATATTTCGTATCCTTTCCGATTACAGCCTGCAGATTGTCTTTGACTTTTTTCAGAACTACATCACCGCCTACCTCAAGCACACGAGGAACAATTACATCAATCTGGTCGCCTAATCTGGATATACGCAGAAGAAAATCTTCCGGCATCTTTATATTTACTTTTGCCATATAATCACCTCATAGAAGGTTCTATTCGTTCGGTAAGAACCTCGGTATACATCCTGCGTCCGCGTACATCTTCTGAACTAAGTATCCGGTATCGGTCATCAGCACAGACGATAATCATTTCAGAGTTTATTTCTAAACCTGGGATTTTTCTAAATCGAAATAGGGAGGAGGCCGTTGAAAATGTAGCCATATTTGCCCATCGCTCATTACCATGCCGCTCCTCCTTGTATGCTCGGACAGAGGCAAGTAGTGTCTCTCCTACAGTAGAAAATCCCTCTTCGTCTATAGTAGGATTGGTGCTGATTATATTAATGAAAGTGTTCATCTTTCCAAAGCTCATAATCTACACCTTCCAATCCCGGTCAAGCCTGAGAAGTAGGTTTACCGTATTCCAAACCTGTTGACCTGCTTGCACGCTATCAGCAAAGAAACCAGCTGTCGAGCCATCTCTGGTTTCGTAGAAATGACTCGACAACATAATTACAGCCTGTTCAGTAGTAGGTGGCATAGTGTTTTCGGAGTAGTGTCCTTCGGGAATATGCTGGTAGCTTTCTGCATAGGAGACGGCAGCTTTGATGTAATGCAGTAGAAGGCCATCGTCTGCATCATGCTCCAATATTAAGTTTGCTTTTACTTTTGGTAAAAGATTATCAGTTGTCATGCCATCCGCCTCCTTCTGGTTATTCCTCGTCTGCCGCCATTAACCCAGCCGCTTTCAGTTTTGCGAGAAGTGCATTGAAATCTGTTACAAGCGTAGCTGTGTCCTCAGCTATACTGTCAGCTTGATTTGCAGCCATTTTTACCAATCCGGAGACTTGTTCTGTAGCATCGGCGGGATATGCCGGAGCATAGAGCTTACCGGTTTCATCTATCTTAACTTCTACAGTATCATCCTCACCTGCTTCTTCAGCTATTACTCCACCTAGAGTTTCAGCTGTTGCCATAGCAAGTGCTGGCACATATAGCTTGCCATCATCGCCAATCTTAACTTCGACGGTGTCAATATCACCCGCTGCTGCAGCTTTAACACCGCCGAGAGTCTCCTCAGTTGCAACGAGAAGGGGATTAGCGGCGAGCCCTGTTACCGAAGCTCCTTCCTTAATTTCAAGCGTTCCGCCTATAACAGTTTTCTCTCCGCCTTGTTCGGTGTAATTCTTAGTGTTATAGCTCATATTGCACCTCCATCACGCTTTCTGCTGGAGAACCTTGATAGCCTCCGGCAGAATCAATTTGCCATCGACACGTTGGGTTGCAACAAATCCGACTTGGCCAGTAACGGCATAGAGCTCGTTTAGTCTCTTAAATACACGTCCTTGGCGATCTGCTACCCAATAGTAACTAAAATCACCAAAGGCAATGGTCTTCGCTGCGGCTTCAATGGTAGGTACATATGAAGATGTGTACAATGGACGGTTGAGAATAGTATCAGGTGTCCCAGCCTGTAGTGATGGCTGCCATAGATACTGCCCATGACCATCCTTCAGTTTACGAATTGCCTTTATAGTAGCATCGTTCATAACAAATACTGCTTTATTACGGTAAGGTGCCTTTAAGGAGTAGAAAAGATCAAGCACCTCATCCATAGTGATTGCCGTAGCACTTGCAGTTGTAACACCAACTTGTGCTCCACCTGTAGTGGCGAGGATACCAGTTGGTTTGCCAGAGCCATCGCCGGTAAAAAAGGCTTCCTCCTCTTTATTTCCGATACGTCTTGCAAACTCTCTGGAAATGTACGCTTCCATATCAAAGGCAGAGTCGTTAAGTAACTCCTCGGAAACCTTAATCAAAGTTGCTAGTTTATACGCCCCGATAGACACCTGACCAAAACTGTCATCGCTATCTGTGATAGTCCCTTCCTCGTCGACCCAGGAGGCAGTGCCTTTGGTGGCAACGACTGGGATTTTTCTGTCACCGGAAGAAGTGGTGATAACTTTGGCCAGTGAGCGGAAGATATTTTCATCCTCTAGTGCTTCTACAAGCGTGCGTTCAAATTCATCGGGAACCAGATAACCTCCTTCTGATTCTGTACCGATTTGCAGAGCATTTTTTACATTTGGGTCAAGCCCTTCTCCTGCACGAGTACGCATAGCACTCCAGAACGCTTTTTTGTACTCATCGGATGCACGACCAGTCTTTTCTTCAGCTGCCTTGGAAGGAGCATTTGTAATGGGGTTGCTGGTTGCTTTGGAAAGTTCCAGGTCGATGGAAGCCTGACGTTCAAGACGCTCGATTTCTTTACCCAGTGCTATTACATCGTTCTCCATCTTCTCATAAGTAGCGGTATCCTCTGCGGACAGTAGTCCGTCACCACCACGTTTACTATCAAGGAATGCTTTCGCTGCATCCCAGGCTTTAGCGCGCTTTTCACGCAGTTCAAGAATCTTACTCATTGAAATTCCTCCTTCAAATTAGTGCAAAATTAAAGAAAGCCGCTTATCCAGCGACTCAATCGGGGTACCTTTTTTCGGTTTTGGTTTTTTGGGTATTTTTGAGAGCAATGAATTACACACGGCTGCACGAGAGAATATTAGGCCGTGTTCTATATTAAATGGAACACGATCTTCAACCTCCATAAACAGGACTTTGTCAGCGAAGCCAAGCTCAATAGCTTTGTTTGCATTCATCCATGTTTCCGCATCCATGAGATGTGAGAGCTTTGTACGGGATAATCCGGTTTTCAGCTCATATGCATTGATGATGCTTTCCTTTACCTCATCCAACAAAGCCTTAGCACGGAGCATTTCTTCGCTATCACCGATGGCAATAGTCGAAGGATTATGGATCATTATCATGGATACAGGAGACATATACACATCTCCACCCGCCATCGCAATGACTGACGCAGCACTTGCAGCAAGCCCGTCAATCTTTACAGTTACATTTCCTTCGTAATCCATCAGCATGTTATAAATCTGTGCAGCAGCGAACACATCACCGCCGGGAGAGTTAATCCACACTGTTATATTGCCAGAACCAGCCATCAATTCGTCCTTGAAAAGCTTTGGTGTTACTTCGTCGCCCCACCAGGTCTCGTCGGAGATCTCTCCGTTGAGATAGAGGGTACGTTCCTGCGTGCTTTCATCTCGTACCCAGTTCCAAAATTTTTTCATTGGCCTTTAGCCTCCTTTTCATAGAAATTGCCTGCCTGTGAGAGAGGGAGCATATTGCCGTTGACAAGATATAAATCGCCACCTTCCTCGGCAGGGATACGGTTCATATCCTCCAGTTCACGGATGTCATTAGCAGACATCCA